ATGGACACTGCCACCAAAAACCTGTTCCGGGAAACCCTGACCCGCGCCCGAGGCAAAGGGCAAGCGCCTGACAAATGGGTGATCAACGGGCATGTGGCCAAAGCGCTGGTGCTCTCCAGCCGCAACCATGACACCAATTTCATAGACGTGGTGGACATCAAGGATCAGACGCTGGAACTGCTCGGGTTACCGGTCGTGAAAAGCTGGAAGATAGACCCGATGATTGTGCTTCTGGCCGAGGGCAAGAAGGGCATTGCCTGCTTTCCCGTTCCGCTGGTTCTGGACCTGACCGAACTGGGGCCAATCGCATGACTTTCGCAGCAAGAAGGCTCATCCCAAACAAGGGTAATATCATGACAAATGAAACGACAGCGCAGGTGCGGTCCGTGATGGACGTGAATGCAAAGAGCGTGGCGATGGCCGTTGGCCATGTTGCGGCGCTGGCTCTGGTGACACAAATGCGGGATGGAGGCCCTGAAGAGCAGGAGCTCTACTACCGCATGTTTCAGTCATTGGAAGAGGGGGCTGACACAGAAGCCGACCTTGAAATGATGGCGGATTATGTGTGCGGTCGGCCCGAGAATGTCTCCGGTGAGCAGCTGTTCCGCAAGGCCGCTGAACTGGCGCTGCATGACGCGCCGGCGTCCAGCTATTTCGAGCAATCCCACGAAGTGCGGGAAGCCTATCGCCTGTTTGCCAAGGCCTGCCGGCTGGTGTTTGTCGATCTGGAAATCTGGCAGCGGGAAGAGCAGGCCCGGCTTGAACGTGTGGCGCAGAAGCGCAAGCCCATTCCGCTCGAGGATCAGACCTATGCGCCGGATGAGCCGCCAATGGTCAAGGATCCGGTGCATGCGGCGGCGCTGAAAGCCATAGCGGAAATGCCCAAGACCAAAGTGGATATGGGGGAGACGGAAGCAGGCACCCAAACCCCGCCTCCGGTGGTGAGTGAGGATCTTCAAAGCCCGATGTCGATCGGCGAACGACCCGTTGCCCATCAGGGCAAACCGCAACGCGGCGGCGCACGCAACCCAAAGACCAATAAATAGACAAAGAAGGCGGGTGCATCGTGACGGCATCGGGTGTGCAGAAAATTCGGGATGCGGTGATGCCGGCGCTTCGAGAGGCGACACGGGAGCAGGAACGGCGCAAGGAGGCCATTCCCATTCCCATGGCGCCGGACTATACGCGCGGCGACGCCTATGCAGGTGAATGGGTGCCAGATGAAAATGGTCTGCCGCCGGATTGCCCGGTGCAGCCGCTCGGCATGGACGGAGACACGATCTTTCTGATCGATGCCATGGGGCAGTTGGCCGCCGTGTCGCCATCGAGCTTCGGGCAGGCCTTCATCCAGCGCCTGTTTGGTCGTCACATCGGCTATGCCTATTGGGCGTGGCCTGCCTATAGCAAAGACAACGGAATTCAGGGCTTCAAGGCCGAAAAGGTGCGGGAAACCTTTTACACTGCCGCAGACAACAAGGGGCTCTGGAATGCGGTCGAAAAGGTGCGCGGCCTTGGTGCCTGGCGCGGCGATGATGGCGAGCTGATCATCCATTGTGGTGATTGCCTATGGATCGATGGCCGGCGCTATGACACGGGCGAGAAAGGGCAGAATTTCTACCCGAGGCGGCCAAGGATCCACGGGCCATGGGAAGAAGCCGTTGGCCACGAGGACAATCCGGCACGGGATCTGTTTCGCCTGCTCAAGACATGGAACTGGCGGCGGCCGGACGTTGATCCGCTGTTGTTTCTGGGCTGGCTCGGGACCGGGATGCTGGGTGGTGCCTTGCCATGGCGGCCGCACATGTTCCTGATCGGCGACAAGGCCGTCGGCAAGTCATCGCTGCAGGACATCGTTAGCCAGGTGCTCGGCAATGGACTTGTATCCACGCCAGACACCACGGCTGCCGGCATCTATCAGCGGGTTGGCAATGGATCATTGCCCATCGCCATCGATGAGCTTGAAGCGGCGGCCGACAACAGGCGGGTGAATGCCGTGGTCAAGCTGGCGCGGCTTGCGTCCAGTGGTGGGTTGATGTTGCGCGGGGGGCAGGATCACTCCGGTGTTGAGTTTCAGGCGCGATCCTCCTTTCTGTTCTCGGCCATCAATCCGCCACCGCTTGAGCCTCAGGATCTGTCACGCATGGCTGTGATCTCCATTGATCGGCTGGATCCGTCCAAGGTGACGGACTTGCCCAAGCTGGACAAGCACACCGGGGCGAAGATCATGCGCCGGCTCGTGGATCAATGGGATCTGTTTGAAGGCACGTGGCAGGCCTATCGCGAGGCGCTACGCGAGGGGGATCACGACAGCCGGGGGCAAGACACCTACGGCACCTTCCTTGCGCTTGCACACCTCATTCTGGGCGATGAAGGCATGGATGAGGCTGGATACAGGGTGGATGATCTGTCCGGTTGGAGTGAGACGCTGGCTGCGCAAGGACTATCGGAGAAAGAAACGGCTGAAGAGAACTGGAAGGCCTGTCTCGAGCATCTGCTGACCAGTCGTGTTGATGCCTGGCGCGGCGGAATGCAGCACACCATCGGGGCGTTGCTGGAAGGCTATCGCGACAACGGCAACAGCTATCTCGACATTGGCAAGACGCGGGAAATGCTGGCGCAAGTGGATCTGGGGCTGCTGCCAAGAGGGCAGAACAAGATCGATGCTGCAAGCGATTTTCTGGCGATCCCGAACAAGGGCCCGAACCTGACGAACCTGTTCGAGGGTATGCCCTGGGGCAATGGCGTCTGGACCTATGCCCTCAGGCAAGGGCCGCCAGAGATCGCGGAATACCGGAAGGAATTCAACAAGGTGAAGATCGGCGGCGTGTCCAGACGCGTGACACTGATCAACCTGACGGCCTTCGAGGCCTATGCAGAGGAGGTGGGGTGATGTCAGACCAGGTCGTCCACATCCACTCCGAGGATATCAGAAAGGGCTTTGACCGTGTCGATAGAGCCTTGGCGCTTGCCGCTTTCGATCAGGGAGATCATCTCCTGCTTGATGCCGACAGAGTCAGCCAGTTGCTTCTGGGTGATGCCGCGATATTTGCGATAGACCTTGACGGGGTTCTCGCCGTCCAGCAGAGCATCGACCACATGGGACGGGAAATACTCGCCTTCTTCGGCCTTGGCCTTGTCATAAAGCTCTTCATCGGAGAGGGTGATGTCAGCGGCGCTCGGATCCAGAGCAACATAGTCTTCCCAGCTCAACTCCACCTTGGAAGGGCGACCTGCTTCGTCATAAATGATGTTTGGAACTGCCATGTTTCACTCCTAGCGCTTGTACACGTCGCCTCTGGGGCCGATCTTCTCGATGGAAATGATCTTGATGCCATCATCCCGATCAAACAGGACGCGATAGTCCCCAACCCTCAATCGAAATCCATCTCTTCCGGACAGTGGCTTGACGTTCAGCGCTGGGCTATCCGGATCTTCAGCCAGCGAATTGATGGCGTTGCGAATGGTCTTGGCCCGCTTTGGCTGTATGCGTCTCAACGCTTTCACTGCCTGCGACTTGTAGGCGACTTGGTACATGTCTGCTTCGTGTCCTTGATACGTCACGAATATAACTATGAGTTATTTTTGTGTCAATACCTTGGAGCGTTGAAACGACGTCGTGGCATAGGTCGCTGTAACAGTCTCCCTGACCCACCGGCAAGATACAGACCTCCTTTTTTTGACCTCAATACCCCGACCCTTTCTTTCAAAAGTGGACCGCGCCACGTCATGGCTTTTGCAAGAGGGCAAAAGCCCTGCCGGGCTGGCGGACAGTTGACCAGGGGTGAGCGGCGCTATGGTCGAATGGCTGCGGAAGTGTTTCCCGTTCAGATGAGCCCGGGGACACTTTGGGGGACACCGGGGACACTTGGAAATCCTTGGTGTCCCCGACATTTCAACATGAAATCAGAGGGTTAGGCGACGGTTCCACTAGGGACACCAAAACAGTCCTCACGTAACACACGCGCGCGCACGTATAGAGATATTGGTGTCCCTAGTGTCCCTAGTGGAACTATAGAGTTAAGTATCTGGGTTCATTGATAAATTGCGGGGACACTTGCGGGGACACCAAGGCATTCAGGTGTCCCCGGACACTCACAAGATCCGCTCTGCGGTCTGCTCGTTTGAATAAAATATCGAGATAAATCAGAGACATGACTGACGATATCGAACAACTGGACCTGCTTCAAACCGGCAAAATAGACGGGTGTGAGAGCACGCCGACGGCGGTTTTCCCGGCTGCGCGGGTGGAAAGTCGTGGTCCGGGCAGGCCAAAGGGCGCGATCAACAAGAAAACCGAGGCGATTGGCAAGCTCTACCAGTCCAAAGGCTTTCGGGATCCGCTGTTGTTCCAGGGCGAGATCCTGTCCAGTCATCCGCTCGACCTGCATCATTGGTTCGTGGTCATGCAGGCAAAGACGCAAGGCATCGAGGCGGATAAGGCTCAGGAAGCCTATCGGGCAGGAACGTTGAACGGTGTGCCATCCATTGCAGAGATCGTCGCGATGCAGACCAAGGTGGCCGATCAGGTGACGCCCTACATGTACGGCAAGAAGCCATTGCAGACCGAGAACAACGATGAACGACTGCCAATGCTGTTCATCGACCTGGGCGATGGCAGTCAATCCGGTGTTGACCAGGCGAATGAGGACAGTCTTTCGATCGGTCAGGCGCTCGAAGATCAAAGTCAACAAAATCAATCGCTTAGCGATAATGAAAGCAGCATGTCTCACGGCTCCATGTCTCATGAAGTAGCCAAGTCATTGAAAGACAAGGGGGAATAGCAAATGTGCCTACTGATAGATTATCAGAAGGAAGCCGGTGCCATTGATGGGGGACCGGCACATTTTGAAGACCCCTCCGAGAAAAATTTCCCCTCGTCCTTGGGTATGCTTGCTCGATCATCAGGGGCACGGGAAGGCCGGTCAGCGGGCGAGCCTTCCCCCGAAGCACCCCCCACCCCCCCATATAGGGGTATGGCGGGCCACACCGTTTCCGATTTTGGATCGGGAGATTTTGAAAATGTCGCGTTTTTCGGGGCCATAGGTCGGGGGTTGGGGATTGGCCCAAACCAAAGTGCCATGGAGGGGGTGAGGGGATGAGCTATCAATTCCCAGGCAAAAGCGAAGCCAATCTTGTCGCTCCGGACAATGTCGATATTCGCAAGCTTGTTCAGCAGTACGAGAAAGACGAAGATTTCGATCCCTACCACTTCAAGCCGGCCGGACCTGTGTCCAGTGCCTTCATCCGTGATGACATCATGTCCAAGTTCATCATGGGCCCCGTTGGGGGCGGCAAGACGGTCTCTTGCGTCTTTGCCCGTGTGCTGGCGGCCGCAAGGATGCCGCCGTGTAAGGATGGCTGGATCCGTGACCGGTTTGTTGTGGTCCGGACCAGCTTTCGCGATGCTGAGCGCACCGTGCTGAACAGCTGGAAGCAATGGTTCTCGAAGGACTATCCCGGGTCGAGCTGGACGGGCGGCAACGACAGGCCGGCAACGCATACGCTGAGATGGCGTTTGCCAAGCGGGCTCAAGGTCGAAGCGGAAACCATGTTCCTTGGCATCGGGGATGCCTCGATTGAGGACATCCTTCGCGGGCTCGAGATCTCGGGCGGCTGGATGAATGAGGCTGATACGCTCGCCAGCAACGTGTTGCGCTATATGGAGCAGCGCACGGGGCGCTATCCCAAGAAGGAAGATCTGGCAGACCCGAGTGCCCAGCGCGTTCGGACCATCCTCGGTGACTATAACGCCCCGGACATGGACAACTGGACCTATGAGGATCTGGTTGAAAATATCGCGCCACACAGACGGCTGTACCGGCAACCATCGGGCCTTTCGCCCAATGCCGAGAACCTGAGCCGGCTTGAGCCGGACTATTACTCGAAAATCGCGGAAGCCGAACCCGATTGGTATGTGCGCCGCATGGTGCACAACGAATATGGCTATAGCCGTGAGGGCCTGCCGGTCTATCGCAGCTTTGACCAGACCCGTCATGTCGCCGCCAAGAAACTGGATCCAGTCGAAGGCCTGCCGCTGTTGATCGGGATGGATGCGGCGCTCAATCCGGCGGCGATCCTCGGGCAACCGATGCCAAATGGTCAAATCCGGATTCTTGACGAACTGGTTCCGGGGCAGGGCTATGGTGCCGCGCGCTTCTCGGAAATGCTGCTTGATCTTCTCGAGCGCCGCTATCCCATGTGCAGCGACATTCGGCCCTGGGCTGATCCAGCCTGCCAATATGGGGCCGATCGGGAAGGGGGCGAACAGTCATGGCTCGAAACCATGCAAGTGGCCCTGGGCATGCCGATCCTCATTCCCGCCAATGGCTCCAACGAACTGGGCCTGAGGCTTGGCGCCGTGGAAGGCGAGTTGACCAAGTTCATCGACGGGCAATCCCCGCGGCTTTTGGTATCGCCCCATTGCCGGATCCTGATCCGCGGCTTCATGTCGGGTTATCGTTTCAAGAAGCTCTCGACCGGCTCCGAGAAGTTCGCGCTTCAACCGGACAAGAACGAATATTCCCACCCGCATGACGGGCTTCAATATCTGGTGCTTGGCTATCGTGGCCGGCCATCCGTGACGGGCATGGGATCGCGAAACCACGGCCAAAGCAGAGCCTCCCAGTCCACTGGCAAAGGGGGGCGGACGTTTGATCCGCACAAATATGCATGAAGATCGTCAGTCCCGCGTCCAATTATGACATTGCCTGCTGTGTTGGCCGCTGCCAATCCATCGTCTGGCAGTGTCTGAAGGCCCAGAGAGCCATGTCCGATACATGGGCCTTGCGGGGCGATGATGGCGAGGCCGTGATCGTGGCGGGCCTTTGGCTGCGCGGGGATGGCATCGCCGAGGCATGGTTTCTGGCCCGTCCTGCCGCCAGCCACCACCTCAAGCTCATTGTCCGCGCCATACGGTTGACCTTGCAGCGCGCGCCCTATGCTGAAATCGAAGTCAGGATTGCCACAAAAGCCGGAGCTCGCATTGCCCGCCTCTGTGGTTTTTCCCTGCATGACACCTTTCAAGGCGTGGAGATTTGGCGGTATGTCAGGACTATTCGGGGGCGGCGACAACGGCGCAGTGGCACTGCAAAAGAAGATCGCAAAGGAAAACCAGAACAAGCAAATCGCGGCGCTGGCCAAGGCCTCCTCTGAAGTCGACCAGACCAAGGCAAAGGCCAAGGGGGGTGGGCGGTCTGCCATGGGCAACCGGCTGTTGACCTTTATCGGCACGTCCGGCGGCCAAAGCACGCTGGGCTGAACCATGGCCAAATCCAGAAAAAAGCCAGCCATAGAGCCACCCAAACCTGACAAGGCGTCGGGCGACGGGGCGACCATCACCAAGCTGAAGCGCCAGTATGAGCGGGCAAACAAGGAATATATCCAATTCAAGCCCCTGCTGGATGAAGCCTTTGATTATGCCATCCCCTACCGGAAAGGATCGTCTGACGGCAAGGGACAGAAGCGCGTCAACAAGGCCTTTGACCAGACCGCCATTGTCGGATCCTTTCGATTTGCCGGTCGTCTCTGGCAGGATTTTGTTTCAGAGGAAATGTTCCGCCTTGCGCCCGGTGACATCCTGTCCGAGGAGGTCAAGACCGAGCTGCGGCCTCATCTGGAAACGACAACGTCCGTTATCACCGGCATGGCCAGCAATGGCGAATTCGATCTTGCGTTTCATGAAATGGCGCTGGATTTGGCCGCCTCGACCGGCGCGATGTATATCCCTGAAGGCGAGGACACAGACAGGCCGGCGCGGTTTATCACCGTGCCAATTGATGAATTGCGGCTGTTGTCCGGCCCATACGGCGACGTCGCGGGGATCTTCTGGGATCGCAAATGGAACAGTTGGGAAATCCGCGACGAATTCTGGGAAGAGCACGAGAAATTCGGCCCCAATCTCAAGGCCAAGCTGGAAGACAACAAGGACCATGAACTGCTGCTCCGCGTTGCCACCACCTTTGACAAGAAGGCAAAGAAGTGGGTCACGGTCACATGGGTGGATTGCGATGATGTGATCATCCGCCGGCAAGAGACCTTGACCAATCCTTGGCTAACCCCTCGCTATTTCCGCGTTCCGGGCGAAACATTCGGGCGAGGCCCGATCATGCTGGCCATGCCGTCCATTAAGACGCTGAACACGGCGCAAAGTCTCACCCTGCAAGCGGCGGCCATTGCCCTGATGGGCATTTGGACCGCCGTTGATGATGGCGTCTTCAACCCAGATCAAAGCGCCATCGAATCCGGTGCGATCTGGCGCGTGGCCCGCAACGGCGGGGTGCTTGGACCGACCATCAACCGAATGCAGGATCCCAATCTGGATACCAACAACATCATCCTCAATGACCTTCGCATGGCCGTGCAGGCCGCTCTCATGGATCAGAGCCTGCCACCAGACGGGGCCTCGGTGCGTTCTGCGACCGAGATCCTGCAAAGGGTCAAAAGGCTCGCATCGGACCATACGGGCGCGTTTGGCCGTCTGGTCTATGAAATCATCGTGCCCCTGGCGCGCCGCCTGATCGAGATCGCCTACAACAAGGGGCTGATCCCCAATGCCATTCCAATCGATCAGGTTTTGGTGAAGGTCAAAATCTCCTCGCCATTGGCTACGGCCCGCGCGGCGGAGCGGCTGGAGAAGATCGTGCAATGGATCGACATGGTTCTGGCCATCCTGCAGGACGGTGCACCGTCGGTCGCGCGGCTTCAGGATGCGCTTGAGCATATTGGCCATGAGCTGGGCGTGCCCTCGCAATTCATCATCACCGCCAAGGAACGGGCCGAAATGGCCGAGCAGGAAGCCGAGGCCAATATGGCCGCAATGGCCGCGCAAGCCATGGCAGCCGGAGAACCAACCACCGAGGGGACATGATGTCGCAAACCGGGATGCAGCTACAGGACATGATCGGCAATTTGCAAGGCGACCACAGCTGGGAAGCGCTGGACAACCTCATGGGCACCTTTGGCCATCCGGAGCGCAAGAAGCTGGCCAAGGAAGATCAGGCGCGGCGAGAGGCTATAGCTAATAGCTATCGCCACGACCTGCTTGCTATCTTCGCGACACCCGAGGGGCGGCGTGTCCTTGATCACATGATCGCAGGCACGCTGGGGCGGCCACCCGTCAATTTCGCACAGGCAGGCCTGTCAGCCGATCAGGTCGGCGTTATGGCCGCCTACAGGGACGGTCAGAACACCGTCGTCCACGCACTACTCACTGACCTGGCAGCCGTCGGGTTCGATCCATCAGACAAAGGAGACGCAGCATGACGCATCTGATGACCACCTATTCGCCCACAATCCTTTATTCCGCCGAAGATGGCACTGGCAACGGAAACGCAGGCAACGGGGGCGAAGAGGCCGCCAATGGGGCAGGAGAAGGCGCTGAGGGCGTTTCCGGACAGGAAGAGCATGGCGGGGACTCGACAGGCCTCTATCGCCCTGAGGGGCTTGATGAGGCCTTTCACGGCGAAACCGATCAGGAAACCATCGACAAGCTCATGGCTGGCATCAGTGACGCCAAGCCGGTTCTGCCCGAGGACATCACCGGGTATGACTATAGCCCGAGCGATGAACTGAAAGACTATTTCGAGGAAAAGGACGATCCGATCCTCAATGCGGCCAAGTCGGCGGCGCTCAAACACGGCATTGCGCCGGATGTGTTCCAGAATTTCATCAATGACACCTTTGGTGATCCGGTGGCCCAAGGGCTGATTGCACCGGCCTATGACCCCAAGAAGGAGATGGACACTCTGGCCAACATGTTGGGCGGTGATGCCAAGGTGGCGGAAAAGGCCATCAACGACGCCGAGGCCGTGGCGGGAAACATCGCACAAACCCTCAAACTGCCCGAAGGGGCAGGGGCCTTTTTCCAAGGGATGGCCGAAACGGCACCGGGCGTGATGATCATCCGTGCGGTGCAGGGGCTGGCAAAAGAGCGCGGCATTCCGCTTGGCGGCAACGATGCCGGGGCCTCGTCGCACTTCTCCAAAGAGCAGCTTGAAAATCTGGGCGCGGATCCGCGCATCAACCCCAGTTCGGGCAAATATGATGCCGAGCTGCGCAAGAAATACGACGCCAGTTTTCAGGCGCTGTATGGGGAGTAGGGGGGGAAGGCGGAAACCACTGGGCTGGAGATACGTTCAATATTTTTGCTATGTAGCAATAACAGAACACACTCTTGGACAATTCGTTGCGCATGATTATATTTAGCACATTAACTCGCACGAGGCTCCTAATACCAACGGCATTTAATACCAACGGCATTTAATTCTGACCTTCTTGAGCCCATTTTCTCATACCTATTGAATGGATGATGGTTGGGTTGGCGGAGAGGCTCTTCCATGCTTGGCAACCAGCATCAAGAATGGCGGCATAGTCTTCGAAGACCCGATTGGACAGGAAGGTACCGCGCAGATACTGCCAAATATTCTCAACTGGGTTCAGTTCCGGTGATTTGGAAGGCAACAGGAGGATGGTGATATTCTTGGGCACGTTGAGTCTGCTTGTCGTATGCCATCCGGCACGATCCATCAGCACCACGGCATGAGCGCCGCGCGCCACTGTCCTTGAGACTTCTTCGAGGTGCATTTGCATGGCCTGTGTATTTGCAAAAGGCATCATCAATCCCGCGCCAACGCCACGCGCTGGACATATTGCACCGAACAGATAGGCATTTTTATATCGCTGATCGGCTGGCAGACGTGGTCTGGTTCCCTTTTTTGCCCATAGTCGGGCCAGTCCATTCTTCTGACCAAGCCTAGCCTCATCTTGCCACCAAATCTCGATGGGCTTGTTCTTTGGCAAATGGCCTACATGCGCTGCCAACGTTGCGGAGAAGTTTTTTTGAAAGCATCAATGACTTCAGGCTTTTGTTCTGGATGTTGAGGTCGACCAGATATGCGCACATACCCCATGCGGCGCAAAAGATCCCGTACTCCACGTTCCTTGTAGGAGACCCCAAACCGCTCTTGGATCACACGCACCAGATCCTGGCTACGCCAGACAGAGACGCCGTCCTTCTCAGGATCAGGACCGGTTTCAACGATAGCAACAAACTCTTCGAGCTGTTCTGGGCTCAAGCGCATGGGAGCGCCGGTTGCTTTGATGTCGACAAGACCATCGGTGCCTTGCTCATTGAAGCGAAGAACCCAATCTCGCAAAGTCTGGCGGTCCATACCGCCGACTTTGGCGGCATCAGCACGGTTCATGCCGTCATAGACAGCCGCAATGGCCAGTAGGCGGCGGCTCTGTTTGGCATTGCGGCATCCTTTGGCAAGACGGCGCAAACTATCGGCGTCAAAAGCATCGCTAAGAATCAAAGCGGCAGACATGGCAAAATCTCCTTTGCCATGTTGAATCACGCCAGTGCTAAAAATGGAATCCCTAAAGAGTCAGAACTTCACGCCCTTGGTATAATTCTGACCTTCTTGAGCCCATTTTCTCATACCTATTGAATGGATGATGGTTGGGTTGGCGGAGAGGCTCTTCCATGCTTGGCAACCAGCATCAAGAATGGCGGCATAGTCTTCGAAGACCCGATTGGACAGGAAGGTACCGCGCAGATACTGCCAAATATTCTCAACTGGGTTCAGTTCCGGTGATTTGGAAGGCAACAGGAGGATGGTGATATTCTTGGGCACGTTGAGTCTGCTTGTCGTATGCCATCCGGCACGATCCATCAGCACCACGGCATGAGCGCCGCGCGCCACTGTCCTTGAGACTTCTTCGAGGTGCATTTGCATGGCCTGTGTATTTGCAAAAGGCATCATCAATCCCGCGCCAACGCCACGCGCTGGACATATTGCACCGAACAGATAGGCATTTTTATATCGCTGATCGGCTGGCAGACGTGGTCTGGTTCCCTTTTTTGCCCATAGTCGGGCCAGTCCATTCTTCTGACCAAGCCTAGCCTCATCTTGCCACCAAATCTCGATGGGCTTGTTCTTTGGCAAATGGCCTACATGCGCTGCCAACGTTGCGGAGAAGTTTTTTTGAAAGCATCAATGACTTCAGGCTTTTGTTCTGGATGTTGAGGTCGACCAGATATGCGCACATACCCCATGCGGCGCAAAAGATCCCGTACTCCACGTTCCTTGTAGGAGACCCCAAACCGCTCTTGGATCACACGCACCAGATCCTGGCTACGCCAGACAGAGACGCCGTCCTTCTCAGGATCAGGACCGGTTTCAACGATAGCAACAAACTCTTCGAGCTGTTCTGGGCTCAAGCGCATGGGAGCGCCGGTTGCTTTGATGTCGACAAGACCATCGGTGCCTTGCTCATTGAAGCGAAGAACCCAATCTCGCAAAGTCTGGCGGTCCATACCGCCGACTTTGGCGGCATCAGCACGGTTCATGCCGTCATAGACAGCCGCAATGGCCAGTAGGCGGCGGCTCTGTTTGGCATTGCGGCATCCTTTGGCAAGACGGCGCAAACTATCGGCGTCAAAAGCATCGCTAAGAATCAAAGCGGCAGACATGGCAAAATCTCCTTTGCCATGTTGAATCACGCCAGTGCTAAAAATGGAATCCCTAAAGAGTCAGAACTTCACGCCCTTGGTATAAGAGCCTGGATCATTGTCTGGAAAGCCATTCGGAGGTAAAATTTTTACAGATTCCACCCTATGTAGAAGTGAAATCGTACTCAGATCTTCAAGACGCGGCGCCAAATCACCAAGCAATGAAATTCCAGCCATGCCGGTACCATGACCGGCATGATCATCAACTTCCCAATCTGGGTTTACCGTCAATAGGTCGTCAGCAGAAACCGCTGGTTCTAGAAGCATATGACCCCGGTTTACTCCCGTATCAAGAACACACACTGATGGAACATCATTTGCAGGCCACGTTACTCTCTCAGCAAGATTTTCTGTCCAATGGATTTGTTCTTCTCGGTCAGCCTCAATGAAAAATACTGGACTTGCGGTCGCTCTCCTAAGTTCAGAAATCCCAGCCGTTGCAAACAAAAGTAACTCGATAGTAACTCTAGGAGCACGGATAGGAATGACAGTGCTTTCTGGAAAGACTAACCAATAATGCTCCTCCGATACGATACAATTGATGCTTTGGGCGGCTTCGGTAACTTTATCTGTGAGTTCGGCATAACACCAAACTTCCCACCAAATTTCGTCTTGGGCATTCTCAGGTAAAGAGTTGGGTTCATCAGTCCAGAATGTCTCCAGACGAGCTTGCCTAATAGACTCAATAGGTTCAATTTTGTCTTTTTGGGGAGGCTCTGAACGAGCATTCAGATCGCCATTTATATATTCGTCCAAAATGCTCTCTAGGACCGGCCTAGCTTTATCAGGAACGAACAAGGCAACTCGCAGATCATTATCTTGGGTTGTCGAAATAGCACCTGGTCGGATCTGATTTGTTTTGCGTTCAAGCGTATTTATGGGATTTGTTCCACGGCGGAGGTCAACCTCGAGAAACACTCCCTCTGGCTCGTCCAATCGATCATCATTCGGTCGAATAGCATCTGCTTGAATAAATGCTTCACGCATTTCAGCTTTAATTCTCTCACCATGCTGAGCTCGGATGCGCGGTGCAGCACCTCCTCCTATATTCTGTCGGGATGCCTGGTATTGACGAGTGTGAGATCGCCTAGAAATATCGATATGTGGTTTGTCAAAATCAGCCATGGGACAGGCACCTTATCTTTCCACCTTCAAGAATACTTCGCGCATTTCTCTCCGGTCATTTAGGCGCTTTAGAACGTCTTCCGACTTAATTGAATCGCGTTCATCCAAAATAGCAGTCTTGACTGCGTCTTCAGAAGCTCGTGCAATTTCTGATTGGCTGAGACCCTCGGCTGCTTGTATGATTTTCTTCCACGCGAGCCTTGGCCGTTTTAATGGTTTAAGATATTTTTCGATAAGAGCTCTAATCTGTTCTTCTGAGGGAGGTGTAAATTCAATTACAGCATCGAACCGCCTAAGCAAAGCACGATCAAGAAGTTCAGGGTGATTAGTTGCACCTAACAATATACTGTCTGTCGCGTTTGGTTGTTCCATGAGCTGAAGAAATGAATTTAACACTCGACGCATTTCCGCCACGTCATTAGTTGCACTGCGACGGCTTCCAATTGCGTCAAATTCATCGAACAAGTAGACCCCTCGATGCTTGAGCGTTTCATCAAAAACCAGACGCAGCTTTGAAGCGGTTTCTCCCATAAATCTTGTAATCAGGGATTCCAATCGGATCACAAACAAGGGGAGATGTAACTCTCCTGCAAGCGCTTCCGCGGTCATGGTTTTGCCAGAGCCTGGAGGACCTAAAAACAGTACACTACGATTTGGTGTTTTTCCATGTTCTCGCAGCCAATCACGTTTGGCTTGCTGACGAATTAAATCTTTTAATTTATCATTGATACACTCGTGCAACACGACATCCTGCATGCGCAGCTTAGGCTCTCTGAGATCAACAAGCGCTTCAAGATCTCCACGTGGTTGGGAAAACGGAATCGCAACACTAGCGTTTCGCGATTTTAAAGCTCTCGCCTCATCTACAGCAGAACGCAAATCGTCTGCCGTGGAGCGGCGGCCTTGTCTTGCTTCAGCAGCGGCGATCTGCAGAGCTATAGAATAAAATTGCTCATCATCTCCTGAGGCTCTGCTTCTGAGCATCGCTAATATATGCTTCGTGTTTGACATATTTGGTTTGCCTGTGCCCACATAAACGTGGCCTGAACTCTATTTGCTGAATCAATCTTAACCTATCAGTGATTTGGTTGAAATTGGTTTTTTCGAGCGTACGACTGGGAGATCATAACCGTTTGATATTTTACAGCTATCACACAGATCGATGAGCGACATTTTCCATGAATGAGTGAAAAGCTAAGGATACTAGCCCCCCAAAGCCCCCCCTCCATCGGTTGACCTCATTCCCGGCCCGTTAGCATCGGGTTCAAGCCAGAGCTCAATGCGCCGCCCTTTTCCGCAGCCGGTTTTCGAGCCTCTGGCGTGACACTCACGCTATAGAAGGCTGAAGACATGAGCATTGATGCACCGACCTGGTTTGTTGAACAATACAACAACGGGGTGATCCAGAAATTCCAGTCCGGCGGCTTCCTCATGCAGAGCACTGTTTCTGCTGCTGCCAGCATCGTTGGCACGAAGGCCCATTTCAACATTATGGGCAAGGGCAAGGCGCACAAGAAAAAGCGCGGACAGGCTGCCATCCCGATGAACGCCAAGAAGGGCCGCGAAGAAACCAACCTCGAAACCTGGGAGGCCTTTGACGAGGTTTACACCTTCGACCTGTCCCGCATGACCGCCAACGAAAAAGAATCCATCTCCGATGCCGGCTCCAAGGCGCTGGGGCGTGCTGTCGATGAAGAGCTGTTTGGCCTGTTCAATGCCAGGATGAGTTCAAGCCCCGGGACGGGCGTCGGCGCGGCCCCCAATCTCGATGCCAATGGCCTGCCGGGCATGATCGGCGGCAATGCGGTTGACTTCGAGCTGAAGCATCTGCTCCTGATGAGCAACGCCCTTCAGGCCGCCGATGTGCCATGGGATGGTAATATCTTCTGCCCGCTGCCTTCGGGCATCTGGAATCAGGCGATGGCCTACAAACAGTTCAACTCCGCCGACTGGACCGGGGATGATCTGTCGTTCCGCAAGACGACCGTTTCCAAGTTCTGGAATGGTGTCCACTTCTTCCTCGCTCCCAATGAATATTTCATTCAGAACGAGGAGGGCCACTATGACCTCCAGATGTATCACCGCAGCGGGGCCGGCTGGGCAAACAATACCAAACTGAAGTCCATCTGGGACTGGGACAACCGCCTTGGCTGCTGGACGGTCCGCATGGAATCCGAAGGTGCTGCTGCTGGTCTTCTGCCAGAGGGCATGGTGCGCGGGCGCTTCAAGATCCCCACCGACATCACTCTGAACTGATCCCGACATCCTCCAAATTTGAGAAAGAGAAACCATGGCTTTCAATCTTGATGGCTTCAAACGCCTAGCCTCTGTTGGTGCGATCGGAACCGGCTCGGGCTCCGTGAAGGCGCTTTGCACCTACCACACCAATGACGATGCCGCCGCCGTTGAAGCGGCTGGCTATTTCAACAGTCTGGCACCCGATGACGTGCGCACCGGCGACATTATCATGGCCGGCCTCGACATTGACGGGGCTCCGGCGCTCAAGACTTACATCGTCACCAACGTCACGGCATCGACGGTCGCCATCGCGGCACAAACCACCGCCTAAGCGATCGGCTTTATGCTGATCCTCCCAAGGTCAATGGCGGTCCGGTGTCAGATGCGCCGGGCCGCCTTTTGTTTGAACAAACAGGTGTCGCATGATCGATGAATTGGAAATTGTCCGGGCGGCCTGCAATCGCATTGGCCTTGAGGCTCCGGAAGACTTGTCTTCAGAGGTGCAAAGCGGAATCACGGCGCTGCGTGCCTACAACCTCGAAGCTCGGGCGGCGCTGGCTCTTTATCCCTGGTCTTTTGCGCAAAAGCTCTATCGTCTGTCCCGCTCGGCTGACGCGCCAATCGCTGGCTATCGCCATATCCACCAGTTGCCCGTCGAAGACATCGTGCTGGGCGCGGATCGCCTCATAGATGATCCGACCGTCGAGGATGACAATTTCACGACCTACAAGAAAGTTGGCACACGGATCTATTCGAACGTCGAGGATCTGTTCGCGATCATGCGGGTGGACGCCGGTCCGCACCTCTGGAATCCGATTTTCGCCAAGGCTGTTTCGACCGGACTTGCCGGGTTTCTGGCAGAAGCGATCGCCAGCGATGGCAAGACAGCCGACCGCCTCATCCGGGAAGCCTATGGAGATCCGCGAGAAGAACGCCGGGGCGGCTTGATGCGTGCCGCCATCAACGCGGACGGATATACGACACCGAACCGCAGGATGCGCAAGGGCAATAATCCGCTCTCTGCCGCATACATGAGCTGAGGATCCGCAAGATGGTAGCAAGACCGGGGCGGATCCAGACCACCTACACGGCAGGCGAGCTTGATCCGCATGAGACGGATCGAACCGAGCTCAAATATTACAACACCGGTGCGAAGCACTTCGAGAATGCCAAAGTCCATCCTCAAGGGGGCTTTAGTCTTCGGGACGGATTGCGCCACAAAACGGGCCTCTATCCCACCTCCGGGCGTCTTCTGCCGTTCAAGAACTCGCTAGGGACGGCCTACGAAATCGCGCTGCGTGATGGGCATGCAGATGTCATCGATGCGGACGGGATCACGGATACAGTCGCGGTGCCGCTGACCACAGACCAGTTGCCTCATGTGACCAACACGCACCGGCAGGACACGACTTTTCTGTTTCATCAGGAAGTGCCGTCCATCCGCATTGTGCAGGCCACTGATAGTTGGCAGGTCGATCAGCTGCCTTATGATGGCCTACCGAACTACGACTATGGCGCGTCCTACTCAAACGGTGTGCCTGCCGAATGGGAAATCAACTTCATCGGCTTTGATGCCGGCAAACGCTTCCGGCTGACGGTCTCCGGGCAACAGACAATCTCGATTACCTACAGCACGGACGCGGGTGCCCTGGCGGGATTGATCGAAGCCGCAATCCTTGAGCTTCCCAATGTCGCACCGGGGATCGTCGTTTCGGTCCTTGCTGGAACGAATATCAAGATCATTTTTTCCGGCACCGAGAACCAGGGCGACGGCTGGGCGGTGTCGGGAACCCCGATTGATGATGCGGATGGAGCCATTCCGGCTTTCAAGCTCAAGACGGGTATCCCGCCTGGTGAACCAATCATTTCCAACACGCGGGGCTGGCCGCGCTGTGGCCTGTTCATCCAACAGCGCTTGCTGACAGGCGGCTTCAAATCACGCGCCAGCAATTGGATGGCCTCCATCATTGGCCGCTACTTTTCCTTCAGCACGGATCTGGATGAAGCCAATGGGGCCTTTGTCGTGCCGCTCGACAGTGAGGGCGGGGAAACCATCAACCATCTGGTCGATGCCCACAATCTGCTGGTTCTGACCTCTGAGCGCGAATACTGGATCGCCGATCGCACCATCGACAAGACGGTGCCGACAAATCATGTCGAAGCCTCGACCAACGGCTGCAAGGAGGGGGTGCCGGTGGTCAAGAATGAGGGCGCATCGATCTATTGCCACAAGTCCGGCTCCGTTCTTTCCGAGATCCGCTACACCGACATTGACAGTTTTGTCAGCTCGCCGATCACATTGCTTTCCTCGCACCTGTTTGAAGACGTGTGCGACTTGGCGGTGCGACGGGCCAAGCGCTCGACCGACACCAACACATTGGGCGTCATCGATGAGCGTGGCCGGATGCGCATGGGGCACCTTTTGCGCGAACAGGATGTGACGGCTTTTGGCCGGGTTACCTCATATGATGCCCTGTTCCGGGCGGTTGCCGTCAATGCCCGCGATGAAATGTCCGTCATCTCTGAGCGTTCGGGATCGAGACGCCTTGAGCGGTTCGAGCGGGGGCTGTTGCTCGATGCCGCACATTCCTTCTCGTTCGACGCGCCTCAAATGGATATCACCGGTCTTGATCATCTGGAAGGCCTGAATGTCTGGGTGCTTGGGGACGGCAATGTCTATGGGCCCTATATCGTCACCGCTGCCCGGATCACCGTGGACGTTGAGGTGCAGTCCGGTGAGGTTGGCCTGTTTTTCCCGCCAAAGGTGGAGACCTTGCCGCCGCCGCGCGACATCGGCCCCAGAACGGTCTTGCGCCGCAAGGCCCGGATCCATTCGGTCTGGATTTCAGTCGTTGATACTACGTCTCTGGCGGTCGCGGTCAATGGCAAGGATCCGGTTGATGTGCCCTTGCGCACCTATGATCCGGATCTTGAAAAGCCCGAGCTCGAGGACGGCTACACAGGCCTGATCGAATTGCGGGGCCTGACCGGCTATTCCGACGAACCGACAGTCACCATCACACAACTGCGCCCCGGGCGGCTGACCGTTCGATCAATCACGGCTGAAGCAAAGCTATAGGAGAGTGACCAATGATGCTTGTGAGTGGAATTGGCGCAATGCTGGGCGGCACCGGCACAGCCGCCGCGGCAGCAGGCGCGGCAACCGCCGGAGCCGGAGCAGCAACCGCTGCGACCACTGCCGCGACGGCATCAACCGGACTTTTTGGCAGCGGCATTTCAGCCGGCACCATTCTTAAGGGTGTGGCCGGCTTTGCCAGTGCTGTTGCCGGCATGACCGGCGCGAATGCTCAGGCCGAACAGTTCGAGATGCAGGCCGATCAATCGGAAATGCAGGCAACAGACGAAGAGGCCAAGGGGCTGCAACGGACAACCGACATCAAGCGGCAATTGATGAAGTCACTTGGTGAGAATGCCGTCAAGTTTGCCGCCTCCGGCCAGCTGGTCGGTGAGGGTGTCTCGGAAGATATGGAGCTCGCCTTGGAAGATCGCGCGGCTCAGGACATCACTGTTGATCGGGCCGACACTGACGCCCGCAAAGCCATGCTCCGCGCCCGTGCTGCGGGATGGCGCCGGGTGGCAGGAAGAACAAAATCCGCTGGTGGGCTGAGCGCTCTGGCGGGATTTGCTGGTGCATTTGGCTAAGGAGTGAGATATGCCCAATCGCAATTCACGATCACCGGGAAAGCTGTCTCGTTTGGACACAGCCGGGCAGGTGAGCACGAAACCGGGCTTTGCCGTCGATGCCAATGCTGGTGTGTGGCGATCGCTCGCCTCTGATTTGCGCCAAACGGGCAGGTCATTGGGACGCCTTGCTGACAATGCCTTGAAGCGGCGCGAGCAGGCAAGCATCGAGGCCGGAAAGACGCAAGGCTTCTATGACGGCTACAACGCGGATCTTGGTACCAACAGTGAGGCAGACGGGGACACCTCAACAGCCGCACCCATGCCCGAAGGTCTGAAGGTTGTTGACGCTGGAAAGGGATTTACCACGATCCGTCACAAGGATGGATCAGTCGTTCGATATTCCGGGGCAAGGAATTGGCGCAACAACAATCCGGGCAATCTGGAATTTGGCGACTTCGCCAAGTCGCACGGAGCCATTGGCACAGACGGGCGGTTTGCTGTTTTTCCGGACTATGAGACTGGAAGGAAGGCAAAAGCCTCCTTGTTGTTCGAGTCGGGCTCCTACAAGAGCAAGTCCATCGCGTCCGCCATTTCTCGCTATGCACCTGCTTCGGAAAACAACACCAAGGCCTACTATTCAGCGATAGCCGAAGCGGTCGGCGTGCCAGCTTCAACCCCTCTTGGCAGCCTGTCCAAACAGCAGCGCACTGTCATGCTCGATGCCATGGAGCGGATGGAGGGATTTCGCGTTGGCAAGACGGAAACCCTTGGGACAGAGCAGAGACAACCCACCACAGCCGGAACCGGCCGCCCCGGTCCGTCTGGTCCCGCCCTTGCCTTGCGCAAGGACAAGTCCCTTCAGGGCGAAGCCTACCAGCACGCGCAAAACAGGGCGATCAGTCGCCGGCTGCCTTTGGAGGTCAGCCAGCAGCTTGAGGCGCTTTATGATGAGCACAAAGAGGATCCGGCCGCGCTTTCAAAGGCATTTGATGAGGCTGAAAGCGGCGTGCTCGAACGGCTCAACACACTGTCCGGAGACCCTGAGCTCTTGCTTCTGGGGCGAGAAACCTTTGCCCGTAAAAGGCGTGTTTATGAGAAATCGGCGCGGGCAGAAGAAGACAAACGGGTGCGCGATGGCGAGCGGGCCGACTATGACGAAGTTCTGAAATCCTCTCGCACCAGTTTGCAAAGACAGGCTTATCTCGTTGGCGATGATGAGGAAGCAGGGGCTGATCTCGATGTGGCTATGAATGAAAACCTGGCCAACATCGAAGACGCGCTCGAAGCCGGGCTGATTTCGCCGCAACTGGCCAGCAAACAGCAAAAAGTGATTTTCGACACGGTCACCCTTGCCCGGATCGACGGGGTGTTCGACAGCCTGCCGGGGCCTGATGAAAAGCAAGCCTTTGTCGAAGGCCTGAAAGACGAATGGAAAGAGGGCGAAGGCTTCCTGAAGGATCTGAGCCTTGAACAGGTCGACGGGCTGGATCGCAAATACTCAGGGGCAATCAGGGCAGAGCGCCAGCAGGCGACCGCCGATGTGAAACTGCAAACGAAGAAAATGCAGCGATTGCTCGTAGATGATCTCGCATCGATCGGAGAGACCGGCGTCGGCCTGTCCATCGATGGCGAAGAACTGAACTTTGATCAGGTCAAGGCAACGCTGGGTGAAGAAGCGGCAACGGACTGGCAGCGAAAGCGGCAAGTCCAGACTGCCACATTTGATGCAACGGCCGGACTGGACCTTCTTCCAACTGACGAGATCCTGATGAAGTTGGATGGCCTTGAACCCGAGCCGGGCAGTCTTGGCTATGTGGATCAGGTGGCGGTTCTGAACGCGACGAAGGCCGAAGCCAAACGCATTACAAAATTACGCAAGGAAGATCCCGCCGAAGCGGTTGATCAGGCGTTTGAAGATCTGAAAGGCCTAAAACAGCAGGCCTATGACGGCGATCCGGTTGCTCTGGAAGAGCTGATCAAGGGACGGCTGGATGCACAAGCCTCGCTTGATATTCCAGAAGCGGCACAGGCTGTTCTGACCAATGGTGAGTTGGGAAGAATTTTGGAAGGGCTTCCGGATGAAGCCGATAAGGCTGAATGGATGAAGCTTGCCAAAAGCTTCGATCAAACGTTTGGCCCATACTCGGGCGATGTGATGACCCAAGTATTCCAGTCCAAGGGACTGCATCGTGATTTGGTCAATGCGGCAAAGGCCTACTTGAAAGATTGGGAAGGAGAGGGGCCAAGCCTAAGTGAGCAGAAAGCGATCGGAGAAAAGGCCGAAGCGGCGACAGCTGATCAGGCGATGAATGGATGGGCTGCTATGAAGATGCAGCAACAGTCCCAGTATGATGACGTAATCGAAGCGAACTCGAAAGCCCGTGATCAACGTGGGCGCAAAGTCGAGCGGCCGGCACCGCCTGAAGTTCTTTGGCCCAACATAGACGCCATCACGGCTCTCGTTTCCAACCCAGAAAAAGCAAGCGATTTTGATGCGGCATTTGGCGCTGGTGCTGCCGACTATTTTCTGCAACGGCACGAAGCCTCAAAACAAGATCTTAAGGCCTATCTGGAAGCGGCCAGACATGATGAAGCCCTTTCATATGAAGATTGGCTGAAAGACCAAGAACCCCGAAAACCCAAGGCAGCAACAAAGCCGCCAAAACAAAAGCGTGACCACAGAGGACGTGTGAGGAACTAGATATGGCAGATAAACAGGAAAGTTCTTCACCAATTCCAAAAGACAATTTTTTTGCTCAATATTATCAAGATGACGAGCAAACGCTGAAGGAAGCCCCGCGTCCGGGTCTTGCCGAACGGTTCTATATCAACATGGAAGCAGCGACCCGGCAGGGAACTGCTGTTGGCGCATTGCGCGATGTTTCAAGGCCGGACAATCGTCATCGGTTTGATAGCCGTTATGAGAGCTTCCCTGACTACGATGGCGCGTTGGAGGGTACGGCGGCCTTGGCCGGACAGTTGGCCGGTACCATTTTTGATGCCGAGCGTGGTGCAACTCATCTTGAAAACCTGCTTCCGATCGGATTGGGAGAGAAGGCTGTTGCCCTGACTGGACGTGGCCTCGCAACCGTGCGCGCCAGAGTGTTTGCCGGTGCGATCGATGCGGCGGCAGTCAATGCGGCGACAGACACAGCTATTCAAGGCATCGAACTGGGGGCTGGGTTTCGAGAGGAATTCGATCCGATCCAACTGGGAGCCTCAGTCGGATTGGGGGCCGTTGCTGGTGGTGTCATGGGGCCTGTCACGCACCGGGCAAGCCGTGAAAGTCAAGCGGCTGGTGAGATTTCAGAATGGGCGAAAGATCAGAACCTCGCTGAAGCGCCCCGGCAATTAGATCTGATTGACAGTGCGGTGCGCTCCGAGCCCATCAATGCGCCCGAAATGGACGTTGCTGCACCCGAAGGCAAAACTCTGGACTTTGGTAAAGCTGCGCCGCTCACTGAGGCAAAACGCGCTCTGAGGGCATCTGAGGCCGATTTGGAGCCTGTTGCCCTTGGAGACCGATTGCAGCCAAAGCCTGAGCGTCCGGACGTCCAGAAGATGGCGGTCGATGACAGTGCAACGCCCACCAATGGGAAATGGTCGCTCGATGACCCCGATATCATCGGGGAAGGGGTGTTTGGCCCGGTGCTGGATATCGAGGCCCATGGCAAAGACTGGGGCAAGGTTGCTGCCCGTCTCAAAGACATGGAAACAGGAGAAGCACCAAGGGCGCTCGATCATCCGGAGATTGGCGACATCGATGTGATTTGGGGCAGCTATGATCCTAAAACCCGAAAAGGATCGGGTTTGAAAAAGGTTTTCGAAAAGCATCCTGAAGTCGTAGACAACCTGCCAGCGATCATTCGCCAAGCGGAAGTTTACACGCAAAGCCAAAACCGGATCCGATTGACTGACGGTGATCACAACATTGTTGTGCGTCTGGACTATGACGGTCAGGCCAAGACCTGGCTAATGACTGCATTTGAAAAAAGGAAAGACCGGCATACCAAGGGTACTACGGAGCGCCTTGATAGTCTCCAGGTGGACGCACACAGCTCCTCCACCTTGCCGGCAAAGGAAAAGATACAGCCAAACAGCAGCAAAGGCAAGGAAAGCCAGCGTGTAGAGGGTAGCTCTGAGCGCTCCGACAACCACCATTCAGACACACACAGCTCCTCTGCCCCCTCAGCCGATAAAACGCTGCGCCCATCCGGAACCGATGGCAAGACAGATCCAGATCTTCAAGCGATGATTGCCCAAATCGATGCAGAAGTGGATCCGACCCTTGAAGCGCGTCAGGTCAAAATCACGGGTGAACTCCGTCGCAGTGAAGACGGTGTGGCGCGCGGGACAGCGATAACGAACCACAAGGCAACCGGATTGCGTTTGGTTGATATTACAAACCGGTTGATTGACCAGACAGGTGTCGCGGCGGTTCGTCAGGGCATCAAGATGCCTCTGGGCAAGCGCAAGACAGGCGTGCTGGGCACCCATCACACAAAGACCGGTGTGATCCGTCTCGCCGATATGGAAGATTTCGAGGTCTTTTCGCATGAAGTGGGACACCACATCGACAAGCGACTGGGGCAGGACTTCTCCGATTTGATGGTTCTTTATCGCGGAGAATTGGAAGCAATGGCTCCGAGGGGCTATCATCCGTCCTTGTGGTTGTCTGAAGGATTTGCCGAATTTTTCCGGTCTTTCATGACCAATCCGAACTATGCTTCAAAGCATGCTCCGCGCTTCAATAAGGCCTTCACCGACTATCTGGCAAAAAACAATCCGGACTGGCTGAAGGGGCTTGTCGACATACAGGACACCTATCACGCCTGGCGCACCATGCCATCCGGTGAAGCCGTCTCGAACTCCATCATCACGACCAAGCGCAAAGGGCTGATCGGGCAGGTGCTTGAGGAAGCGAAAAGAACCGGCATCGGCCAGACAATCGGGGATCGTTTTCATGATGCCTATACAAACTTCAGCGACGGCAAGCATCCGATCCAGCAGGCCGTTACCGAACTGGCCAAAGTGTTTCATGAAAACACGGGCAAAAAGCTGGATCTCAAGGTCAAGGATGATCCTTATAAACTTGCTCGCATGATGGAAGGCGCACAAAGCGCCGGGCATATGGACCTGATGCATGGAGTGCACGGTTATCAAAGTCTCAACGCGGAAGGCCCTGCCTTGCGGGATGCGATCATATTTTCCCAAGGTGGTGGCAACGTATTGTCGAAATTCGATGACGCCGTGGTGAAAGATTTCGACTCCTATCTCTGGTCCCGTCGCTCCTTGGGGGAACATGATAGATTAGAAGCTGGCGACATTCCGAATATGCCGGACAAATTCACCAAGGGTGATCACCAACTGGTTGTCCAAGAGATGGAAGCGGTGCACCCGCATTTCGTGCGGGCTGCTGAAATGGTCTATGAATGGAACCGCAACCTTTGGAAAAAGAAGTACGATGCCGGTCTGATCAGTCAGGAACAGTTTCTTGATGGCTTGGCAATCAAGGACTATGTGCCGGGCCTCCGAAAGCAGGACTATCCGGGCAACACCAAGACCGAAGGCAAAGGCGTGCGAACAGGTAAGCAGGCGCAAGTCAATCGCTTCAAGGGATCCAATCTGGACGTGATCAGTCCGGTTGAAAGCCTGATGATGGATGCCTACGAAACCTCCGCCGCCATCGCCCACAATGACATGATCAAGAGCCTCAAGCGTTTGGGTGATATGGCCGGCCATGGATCGGGCCGCATCGTCGAAGAGATCCCGGCGCGGGAAATGCGCGCCATGATCATTGACCCGATCGAGGCGGTGGAAGCGGCGGCGAAACAGAAGGGCTATTCCAAACAGGATTTCGCCATTGTCCGCGATGCACTGGAAGCCTCCCTTGGGGACGAGAAGGCAAGACTGTTCCGGCCAGAAGTCATTTCAGAGAACGGACAACCGATCGTGTTCTATCGCGAGGGTGGCCAACTCCGTGCCTTCCGCCTGGCCGATGGCGAGCTTGGGCAACATCTGTTCCGAACATTCACGATGATGAACAAGATAGAGCAAAGCATGCTGACAAACATTCTGGCGGCATCTGCCAGCATGTTGCGCACCGGTGTAACGGCGGCACCAGAATTCATTGCCGCCAATATTATTCGCGATCAGGTCATGGCCGCCATCTTCTATGGCAAACCGTTCCAACGTTTGAAGGCGACAGCGCAAGGGGCAATAGACGAATTGTATGGCCGAGATGCTGCCCGCAAATACAATGTCATGGGTGGCATCATGGGTGGTGAGAACGTCGCATCCCTTCGCAACGGTGCTTTAAAACGTGACCTCAAAGCATTGGAAAAGAAAGGGTTTGTCACATCGAAACTGGCCAATCCCGTAACCAGTCCTTATCAGTTTGCCAAAGGGCTGGCATCCATCACGGAAATCTCGGAAATCTCGGAAACCTCTACCCGGCTCGGGCTTAACAAGACATTCTTCGAAGAAGCGAAATTGCGTGGGCTGGATGATTTTGAAGCGGCGGCCGAGGCAGCTTATCTCGCACGAGATCACATCGACTTTGATCGTCGCGGCCTGCAAATGGTGGCTCTTTCACGCCTTGTGCCGTTCCTAAACGCCAGCCTGCAGGGCATCGATAAAAGTTCGCGCTTGATGCTGATGCCTTTGGCCAAAAAGGCGATGGGCAAGGTTTTGACCGCAGAAGACGAAAAAGCCCTGCCGCTGGCGATCAAGGCATGGGCCCGGCTTGGTGTTTTGACTGTTGTGGGAATGGGCCTACACGCCCTGATGAGCCGCCATGATGAATACCACGAGATTTCGGAAACCACTCGTGCAACGCACTGGATGGTCAAGACTGGGAACAAATGGACCGCCATCCCGAAACCGTTCGAAATGGCCATGGTTCTCAACATCGGGGAAGCGGTGTTCGATGCGGTGATTGCCTCAGACCCGACCGCCTATGAGCGCTATATGGATGGTCTGTTCCAAGTGTTGCTTCCTCCCAATGTCATGGAAAGCAACCCGATTGTAAAAAGCTATTTTGAAAGCAAGAGCAATACGGACTTCTTCACTGGTGCACCGATCATTCCGGATCATATGCAGGGGCTGGAACCCCACTTGCAATACACGGCTCGCACCTCGGAATTAACCAAACAGATCGGGGACGTGATGGGCTGGTCGCCGGCGCTGACCGAAAAGATGATGATCAATTTCACCGGTGGTCTCGGACGATCCGCCCTTTCGCTTTATGATGCCTTTGGCAGCGACAAGCCGGGACAGTCGATTGATGACATGGCGATCCTGCGCCGCTTCATCAAATCAGCCTCCAAAGGCTCTCGCTCGATGCGCAAATTCTGGGCGCTGGTTGCCCCCAGTACCGGTGAATTCGAGGGGGCTGTCAAAAGCTATGACGCCATGTTGGACGCTGGTGACGAGGCGGGGGCGGCTGAGTATCTTTCCGGGCTTGGTGAGGAACAGCGAGTGTATTTGGTCTCCCGCAACCTTGACCGCAAAGAGGCCAAGATCAAGAAACTGCATCCTCTTGATCGTGCGCGACGTGCTGTGCGGGCCATCTCGAAATTGCGCAAGGATCTGGCAGACGATACCGTGACCGGAGCGGGTGGAGATGTGACAGGGATTTCGCAGAATGATCGCGGGGCTGTGGTGGACATTCTCGAAAATCTCGCAGTCAAAGAAGCGCGCAATGCCCTCGTGATGCTCAATCAACCCGGCTGGGTGCATCGCGGGCTCATGGATATCGAGGGGCATTATCGGGAACTCAAGGCAATCGATCCGGCTATTCTTCAGGTGCTGGCGGATCGCTACGCGACCGGGGGTGTCGTTCCGTTCGAGACTGTGAAAGAGGTTTGGCCGGACTATCGCAAGAGACTGCTCGAGGATGGCACAAACGCACCACTGGGCGATCTGGTTGCACGGACAAAGCAGGGCTATGAATTGAATGGCAATAGGATCAAACGGACAGCCAAGGCTGTTGTGCCGGGATTGATCAATTAGGCGACGGTTGACGCCTTGGCGAAAAGGACATGATAGGCACAAAGGAGCCTTTCATGTCCGAAAACGCCATCACTCAAGATAATCGCGAAAAATTCTATACGTCGGTTGCGGGCCAGACAGAATTTCCTGTGACCTTCAAATTCCAGCAGGACGATGATCTTGAATTCGGCATCATCGCGGAAGATGGCCTGTTTGGCGCACTTGTCCTGGGAGCTGACTTCTCGGTTAGTGGTGCCGAGAATGATGCCGGGGGCACAGTCACACTATTGGCTCCTGCTATTGCAGGCACTCAATATCGGCTTCGCGGGAAAGCCACACTAGAACTCAACAAGAAACTGACGGGTGCTCGCTATAGTCCAGAGACAACAAACAGTCTCTTCGAGCGTTCACTGATTTGGATCGTTGAGCAGGTGCGAGATGTAAACGCGATTAATCTTGCTTTTGACCACTTCACCGGCGTTACTCTTCCTGTTTTTTATAGCATTCGCGACCAAATTTCAGAACAATTACAGACCATTATCGGTCTTGAGGCGTCGACTCTAGCCGCAAAAAACGATGCTGTTTCAGCCAAAGACTCCGCCGTGTCGGCTAAAACAAATGCTGAAACAGCGAACAGTCAAGCTCAGGTTGCCAAATTCGGATCTGAGACTGCTCGCGACATTGCGCAATCCAGTGCCTCTTCGGCCACCTCAAAGGCCGCTGAGAGCGCTTATAGTGCGATTGCCGCCGAAGCCTCACGTCAGGTGTCTGAAGCCGCTCAGGATGCCTCCGAGGGTGCACGGGATCGGGCTGAGATCGCTGCCACCAATGCCGAAGCAGATGCTATTCTGACTGCTGCTGACCGTATACAGACCGGCCTTGATCGTCAGGCTGCTGCTGAAAGTGCTGCAGTAGCCGAACTGCACCAGCCCATTGAAGCTACGGCGTCTGGTCGGACGCTGATCAATCAGCCAAACTACACGACCATGCGTGACTTGCTGGAGCTCCCTTCCATCTTTGCACGTATAAGCCCCGCCACTCAAGACACTGGCCGTGAGGTTGACGATTGGGACAATGCCAACTCGAATGGCATTTGGATGGGTGATGATGCAGCTAATGCCCCTAAGGCTGGCTGGTTTATTGGGGAGGTTCAAAGCCATAATAAGCTTTGGCTAACCCAGCGCGTTTGGGGTTTCAGCTCCGATCATAAAGAGTATTTGCGCTTTAGCGCAAATGGCACATGGAGTGGATGGATGGTGGTCACTGGGGACTATCACAAAGTCTGGCATCCAGACAATGACGGCCACGGGTCAGGTTTGGATGCAGACACGCTGGATGGCTTTCACGCCAGCCAGTTTGCGAGAGATATCAGGCTCGGCTCCCAATGGACCCTTCCGAAATCGTCTGATCAGCCCGGCTATGTTGTTGTAGGATTCGCGGGCACACAGATGCAGGTTCGGCCTCTTCAGCGCTGGATTGATGGTGGTTGGTATACAGTAGGAGTGGCATAAATGAACAAGCTAGGTACTTTTCACACCTACACCCCAGTGAACCCCACAGAAGCCCAACAGGGGCTCATCGATAATGGGGGGTCTTGCTCTTCAAAAACGAGAAGGGGGAGGACTTCTACGGAATGATGCCTCTTGAGGGCGTCTTCGTGGGAATGATCGACGGGGCTGTTTGCTGTACAACGACTGATATCTCAGCCATCGCTCCACATGATTTGACGCTCTATCAATTGGTAGAGGGAGAGGAAGTGCCCCACATAGGCTGGGTTTTGGAGAATGATGCGTTTGTAAAACCGGAGCCGCCACTCACACCTCTCTCGTCCCGACAGATCAGACTTATTCTCAACCGGCACAACTATCTGTCGCAGGTGGAGCCAGCAATTAAAGCAATCCCTGATGAGATAACCCGCAACGAGGCCCACATTGAATGGACCTATGCGTCCTCTTTCGACTCCTCACATCCGCTCATTGAAACCATGCGTGTTGCCCTCGGTATCTCCGAAGCCGACATGGAGACGATGTGGCGTGAGGGTATGGTGCTCTGAAGGCGTCTTCAATGTTCCAATAATTCTCAAGGGAGGTTGACGAGCAATAGGACCGGGTATCCTACGTGCAGGACAACAGTAGTTTTGGAAAAACGTCATGCGCGAAATCAATGAACTCATCTGGCATTGCACAGATACCCCCGAAGGGCGGGAAGTCTCTGTTGCAGAAATCGATCAATGGCACAAACAAAGGGGATGGTGGGGCATTGGCTACCATAAGGTCGTGCATCTGGATGGCTCAGTGTCCGATGGCCGGCCAATCTGGAAGATGGGCGCGCATGTAAGTGGCCACAATCGCGGGACTATCGGTTATGTTTATGTGGGCGGTGTTGATAAGCACATGAGCCCGAAAGACACTCGGACCACGGCCCAGAAAGAAACCATGCGTCGGCTGACTCGTGAGGCCATTTCAGAGTACGGCATCAAGAAAGTCTCCGGTCACCGCGACTATGCGGCCAGGGCCTGTCCGTGCTTTGATGCTCCGGGCGAATATGGGTGGATGGTGAACAGCATGGCCTTCAATGATCCCGCCAGTTTGAAAACGTCCCGGACTGCGAAAGGTGCCACGATGGCCACCCTTGCAGGCACAGGTCTGACAGTTGACGCGGCGGCCAACACTGTCAATGAGGTGCAGGACGGTTTGGATCAGATCTCCGTGGGCAACGTGGTCTCTGTGGTTGTTGGCCTTGTCGTGATCACAGGGGCTTTGCTGGCGCTCTATGCCCGTTGGGATGATGCTGGCCGGCCAACGCTGAAAGAGATCATCACATGATGAACCTGCTTGCTTGGCTGGCAGGATCCCGATTGGGGCGATGGCTTGCGTCCTCCCTCATTGCCCTGATCGGGTATGTCGCCACTTCCTTCTATCGAAGGGGACTGAAAGCTGATCAGGCCAGACAGACCACCGAGGCCCTGAAGCGCCTGAAAGAGAGGATCCGGACAAATGAGGATATTCGCCGCATGTCTACTGATGAGCGTCGTAAGCGCCTGTCAGACGACTGGGTCAGTTGATTGCGGGGGATTGTCCCCGATCATTCCGAACAAGCAGGATGTTGAAACAATGCCCGCCTACCTGGTTGAGCAGATCCTTATCAACAATGAAACCGGACGAAAGAACTGTGGCTGGAAGCGGAACAATGAGCGATAGCAATTCTCAAGGATGGGTTCTGGACAAGCGGGTTCCTGTTGCCATCATCTTCGGCCTTGTCCTTCAGGCCATGGGTGCGATCTGGTGGGCAGCCACAATGGAGGGGCGTGTGGTTGCGCTGGAAGCCCGTTGGGCACAACAGGCAATGCAGTCTGAGACCATCATGTCTCAAGACAGGCGAGTGACGATTTTGGAGATAAAAATCGATGGTCTTACACAAGGGATCAAAGAGCTGAAAAATCTCATTGAAAAGCGCTACAGAGACCCTTAAAAGGAGCACTCAAATCGGTAAAGTCTCATATGAGACATGAGACATTGTTTTAGGTGTCTCACAGACCATCTCAAGAAACGAAATAAGTTATTTATTTCAAATAGATGGCCCCTTAGCTCAGTTGGATAGAGCAGCTGACTTCTAATCATTAATTATATCAATAATGACAACAACTTATATGTAAACCGTGTTGAAAATCGGCTATTACAAATCAATGCCTTACCAAAACGACTGTAAACCAAAACAAGGGCATTTTTCCTTATGTGAAATCATTCATTGATTGATCATTCTTTCGTTAAGGTTATCAATTATCGTATGTAATAGCAGGGATGCGTCGTCGCATGTTGTGATGCAATATGTTGACATATATCGTTTGATATAAGTGTGAGTTGTATTAAGGTTATTCATGCTTCGGGAGGACTCCCGACACATCGAGTCGGAAGAGGAGCAACACAAATGCCTGTAGGACCGAGAGGCCCCGAATATCCAGCTGACGTGATATGCAATGCATATACGGTAGCTCAGACTGAAACTGGCGAAATCGAAGAGAAAACTATTTGCGCTCGCTCAGTAACAGCTGAGGCAAGGGTCAGCTCATTCAATCTAACCGCAGATGAATGCCACGAAATAGCAAAACTTTCAGTGGAGGCTTGCTGAAGAAAATGAGCTTGGATCTATTTGACCGTTCCATTTTTGACCTCGTCAATGAACGAGCCAAGACACTTGAGGATCATTTAAAGGCAGATATCATCTTCTATAGCGGGGGCATAAATCCAAACTATTTTCGGAATTTTCGAGATTACGTTGAGGAGATGAAATCACGGAGCGACAGGCAAGACAATGCGGTGGCAGTTTTCTTAAGAACCGGTGGCGGATCGGCAGAAACCGCCGAGAGAATGGTTGCCGCACTACGAAAGCACTACGGCCTTGTCTATTTTGTAGTTCCTGATTTAGCGATGTCCGCAGGCACCATTCTTTGCATGGCTGGCGATAAGATATACATGGACTATTCATCAAGTCTCGGCCCTATCGACCCTCAAGTTCCCGCGCCGGATACGGGTGATTACGTTCCGGCGATGGGATATTTAGATAAGGTCAAGGAAATCACGGAGAAGGGTGAACTCGCTCCGGCAGATGTTGTTCTTCTGCGTAGTATGGATTTAGGAAAGCTTGCACTTTTCGAGCAAGCCCGAGATCTTTCAAAAGATCTGCTGAAACACTGGCTTGTAGAATACAAATTTAAGGATTGGACCCATCACCGAACCAACAATCCGGGATCGCCGGTAACAATTGACGAAAAGCGGGTACGCGCTGAGGAAATAGCAACTGCTCTGGGTGACCACACCCTGTGGCGCTCACACGGACGTAGCATCGATTTGCCAAAGCTGGCCGCGATGAGAATCGAAATTGACGATTACTCAGACGATGTTCCACTCCGCAATCTAATTCGAGAGTATAACGACCCACTGACTGGTTTTATCGATCGTATGGGGTTGGGATACTTTATACACAATCACAGAGTCGGACTATAAATGGAGAAGGCAAATGACTTTGGTCGAAGAGGTCAAGAAACGATTGGCTGGTTTGGAAGTTAATGAAGTTAGCAAGTCTAAGGCGATGCGTCGAGCCGAAGAACTTGCTGAAGAATTTTCTTATATTCAACCGAAGACCGACGTTCCCACTCCAGAAAGGTATTTCGGGCTACCATCGTTTTCAAAATGAGCTTTTGCCTGATTTTTGAATTTGTCGCTTCACGTCAAGAGCATGAGTAAACTGCCTTGATAACTGGATCGATGCTGGTCGAAGGACCCTCGATGCGATCTGTCAGGATCGCTTGAAAAAATAATCTCTTCGTATAAGGAGCGCTTTTTTTTAAAAAGCGCTCTTTTTTTGTCTTTTGGTTTCCGAGTCCTAAATTTCGAACCTATTTCCCAATCACCAAAAAACAAAGGCCGTCGACAAAATCGAACAGCCTTAAAAAATGATGCTGATCACCGGATTGCCGTCCGCATCAGCACTGCAAGGTGATTGAGATGAATAAACCCTACAGCAACCGTTACACTCTATCTGCGCCTGATCAACAAAGCAATATCCATCATCTGCGACCTGCCGATCCCAATATCCCTCTTTCTCAACAACTCGACAAACTATTTGCCGGAAAAAAGCAGGCCAGCCCGAAGGGCGGGGCGGCTCTTGGTACTATAATGGGTTTTGCTGATAGTGAAAATCGTTGTGGCACCATCCAACCAACTGAAAGAACGAATGAAAATCAGAAATCAAACAACGAAAAAGCAACGTTTGAAAATGAATACAGATTTTTCAGCAGTCTTTGCGGTGAAAATTTTTCAGACTATGAGAATAATCTTTCTGCAGCTCAGTTGTCTAGGCGCGAGAACTATCGACAAATGCACGTATCGGCCAAATATCTTCGCGGTATGAATACCAAAATCCTGAAAGACACAGCTGAGCGCATTGACTACGAAACCGGTGAAATAGTCGAGGAGCGAAAAGTTAGATATACAGGGGTGTGTTCTTGCCGAAAGTATCTGTCATATGGTCATTCTGGCGTGGATATCGAACTTTACAATGACCGGGCACGTTATGGGCACCTCGCTTCTTGCGGTAGGATTTGGCAATGCCCCGTCTGTTCCAGAAATATTTGCATGCAAAGAGAGCGCGAAATTCGCCATGCATGGAACTATATCGTCAATCTGACCGGCAAAAACGAAAAACCTACGTACACGGCAGTGATGATGACGCTCACATTTCAGCATAATCGCAGTGATGATTTACAGGATTTGGTCAAAAGAGCCCGCGATGCCTTACGTGGTTTTACTGCCTCCGCCAAAATGAAAAAGCTTCGTAAAAATGGCGATTTGTTGGGTAGCATTTGGGCGCTTGAAGTAACCTGGAGTTACAAGAACGGCTGGCACCCACATTTCCACGTGCTGCTTTTTTACCGTTCCGGTACCTTAAAACAGTCAATTCGGGAACTTTCGTGCCTGAGAAAAGAGTGGTCAAAGTGTCTCACGAAGCAAGAGCTTAAAGGCGGCAATCACGCATTCAACCTGACCGGCAGGGACATTTCAGCAGACAATAAGAATTCTCGCATTGAAGAATACATTGCAAAATTTTCTGAGAAGGCAGGGGTCAGTCTTGACGAAATTGAGGATAAGCGCAAATGGGCAACAAAGAATGCGGAAGAGATTCTTGCAAAGGGAGAAAGATGGGGAGTTGCTAACGAACTTGTAGGTGCATCGGGCAAAACAGGATCGAGCATCACCCTGACAGAGAAGATTTCCTACACACCATGGGAAATTCTCGCAATCCTTACCGCATATGAGAAAGGCAAAACAGTCAACCTTAAAGGCGCACCATCACATAAACAGGCAATTCGCTTGTGGCAGACCTTTAATAAGGCAATGTATCAACGACAGCAGATAAACTGGTCACGTGGTCTGAAAGACTTTGTTGGTCTCAATGACCTTACAGATGAACAACTGGCCGAACGAGATGAAGAATTTGAGCATGGCTATGCGCCAGAAATCCTTGCAACAATTGTCTGGCGGGACTGGTCTGATTTCTGCCATGCGGTTGGATCAAAGGCTTATCTATTGGAAATCGCCGAAAAGCAAGGAATGGACGGAATTTGGCACGAACTGGAACGCGTTCTTGGGCGGCGCGTCTGTCGATCTGCAGATGCCGAAAGGCGTCAGGTTGCCAACTCCCAACAGGCTTCGGCCAAAGAGTTGGCCGAACGGCGAAAGAACCATCATCTACACCGTGCCAAGCTTTGTGAAAAAATCGACCAAAACTCCGAAAAAGGTGAAAGTGACATTCAAGAAAACAGTCGCCCGAACAAATTGCTTTTTACGAAGAACGGCGCTTTATATCGTATCAAGGCACCAGAAACGAGGAGACAACGCAGAGAGCGTGTTCGAAGAAACAATCTTGAAGACCTGTTGATACCACCAAAGTCATCGGATGAATTGATTAGCCGTGTTTTTGCACGACTCGATGCTAAATATCGAATCATCCGTGTAGCGTAAATTTCCTATCCGGGATAAACGGCATGGTTACAATCAAGCCATACGACGTAAAAGCAGCTGCCGATCAAGAAACCATGAACTCTACCATATTCGTTTGCAGATAAACAAAACTGATATGGAGTATAGGCTTGGTATTGCTCATTTAATTGTACAAAACCGTCAGGTCTACTTGTTTTGTCCCAATTTATAGGATGACTGCGTATCGACCTGCTACGATTGCCGGTAAAATCGGAAACACGCCAAGACGAAAGGCTTTTGAGCCGATCCATAAGAGTTTGAGTATATCCAGCTTGAAATTCCGCGGGGCACACTTCAACATCAGTTGCATCAAAAAACTTAAAAGAAAACCGCAATATATCATCATCAGCAACGGCCGCCTTGACACCCGTACTTGAAACTATTTGGTTTTTTTTCTTTTTAATCGGCAATTTTCTGATAGAACTCTTTGGTGATTTTCTTTGAGATATAGGCGTTACAAGGCTCATCTTCCGAAATATCGCCACGAGCGGAAATCCATGGGCGCTCTTTATGCGTCATTATTTCCAAAGCAACCGCAGTTTCAGAGCCGAAAACATCAATAACCTCATCAATGTGTTTCTTCAGTTCCACCTTGAGATCAGGCTTCTCGATTTCTTCGTCGATAGGACGCCATTTGTAGCCCTTAAAACGATGATATTGAGACAAGGCCACAGGGCCATGGACCCATGCTTGAAACTGTTCCGGGGTTATCTCTTTGTCATAAAGCGCCAAATGCCAAGCGTCAGCATAATACATGAGCTTTTGAAGCTTAAGCGGAGTCAACAGTTCTCCACGCTCGCGTGATTCACATATTAAGTAATCTGCAAGAAGGGTGGATTCCTGATATTTTTCAGCTTCGCAAATCATATTAGGACCTCAACGCAGAAAAGCCACAAGGCAATCCTACCTTATGGAAATTAAAGACTCGTTCTTATATTGCGCCCGTAACGCATGTTATAAGATGAATAAATCAGCGCCATTGTCAATGACGCGACGAAAAATAGTGTTTCACAAATTGTTACACCAAGCGGATGCGCGTACAAAATTTCATTATATAAAACATGGTCAACCGTTTTTATCGTGAATTTTCACGTCTTTGCCTCTCCCTTGCGCTCATCAGAACAGCAATGCTTATTGTCTTTTCTCGTTCTGTAATTAAAAACTCTTTTTCGTTAAGCGTTTTTTCTCTTTCGTATATATATTTCATCTTTTTATTATATTCTTTTTCCAATTTATACTTTGTATCGCGAAGTTTAGATATTATTTTAGAGATCAAGCTTGAAACAGAACCTCTGGATTCAATGATTGATAGGTCCTTTTTACTTATCCCGTGAGGAGGACAAATTTCAATAGTTCCGCGCTCGAAAGCATCAAACTCACTTTGATCGCCACCTTCTTTGATAAAGAACGCGTCAACGCTTTCTTCAACCGCGTTCACGATCCTATTTCGTGAATATTCGAGAAACTCGACAGAGTGTTTCTGCAATCGTCGCGATATTTGAAGTTCAGTTTCAGCTGCGTTCAGCATTTCCGTGGCATGTTGACTTTTGGTTGTTGGTGATCTCGTATCTGTTGAACGGCTCCTTCTCAAGCCTAAAGGCTTGCAGACCGCCTCATATGAATCAAGCAGTCGATGATAGCTATCACGACCGGCAAACACAGGGTGTTCATGGTGGCTGACGTAAACTTTGCCGGGCTTTCCTTTGCGGAATTTTTGATAGGTAGGCACCACGGTTAAATGAGCGTGTTTGGTTTTTTCATCCTCATGAAATTCAAGATAAACCGCATTACTGCCGAATGTTTCCAACACCCATTTGGTGGTAATATTTTCCCATCTAGTGGAATTTTCAGGATTTAAATCGAAAAATTCAGGAGAAGCAGTCAGGATCAAAGAAGTGTATGGTGTTTCATTTCTTTTATGGATATGTGCCTTCTGAGATTCAATATAGTTTTTCGCTGATTGATAAGGGTCTTTCTCGATACCAATTACCGTTTTATTCAGCTTCGTTCTTTTTAGATCACAGTGGTCAATTCTACCTCTGGAACGACGACAATGATCCGTTTGTGACTTTAACTTACCGTCAGAAATTCGTTTTATATCTATAACAATATAGTTCTTTTCGTAATTCATCTACGGGCCCCATATCAATTTATTATTATAATGGGGAAATAGGAATTTTTTTAAAATAACGAAGGAATTTTTACATTGCTCACAAGGGAAAATGGATCCTCCTGAAGGCTCCTCCATTTTCCGTGAGCCAGAACCGCTGATCGCTCTTTCTGGACTTTCCGATTTCGGTCGGACTTCCGACCGATCATGCAATATCAATTCCGATATATATGTGTCTACATTGATATTGCATGATGCCTTTGCCAATCCATCGAAGGGCAAAGGCATGTGTTGGTTTGCAAAATCAGTGCATCAGGTGGCAATCCAGCCCTGTTTTCACGCTGATCTTTTCACAGGAATAGACTGTACCCTTATCCTGATCGATTATCGTGTATTTCCCGGGGTGGTCGAGACCGACTTTGGCGTTGCCATAAGGCAATGCCCATATACCGATCATCGTAACCGTTGCCCAGACGGGTATCATCAATATCACCGCGATAAGGATCTTGCGATTTGACACCACATGAAAGGATCTCTGCTTTCGAACAATATCCTCAAACTCCTTTTCTACCTTCTTCATCCCGCGCAGCATCCGGTCCATGATGGAGTTCGCAAGTGTCGCAACTTCCGTCATGGACGACCCCATTGCCTTGACGTGCTTCTCCGATTGTATCGTGGACTCCAGAAACTGATGTTTCTGTGTTTTGGCTATCTCGCTTTCGCGATTCAATAGGCGTTTAACAATGTCTTCTTCGTTGAATTTTTCGTCTGACAATTCAATTCTCCTCAACTGTTCGGTGGTCGTTGTTGGGGAAATAGGGCCTTTGTCTGTGATCGCATGTCATTTTGAAAAAATTAACCATAACCTTGATTAAAGTTGCCATTTTGTTCCGAATTTCCGGAGCCAGCCAATGATTCCGATGAGCGGCCATTTTTTGGTCCTCATTCCAAATTTGGTTGAAGGAAAAGCACTTGGATAAACGTCTTTTGAAACGGAAAGAAGCCGCCGCATATTGCAATATGTGCGCAACCACATTCTCTCACTATGTGACTATAGGAATGCTGCCAAAATCAATACCAGTTATTGGCCTTTATGATCGTAAAGCAATCGATTTGTGCCTTGATGCAATCAGTGGCTTGTCATCTAATGATCCTGACGATGACCCGTCAAATGCGGCATACAAACGTCGCCAAAGTCGGAAGAGCAGGGGGCTGTGATGGTGGCTGCAAAACTAAAAGGCATACATAAATATTCTAAAAAGCTCGCCGACGGGACGTGTACGTATTATTACAAGGTCAATCGCGAGAAAGGATCTCCGGTGTTTTGGCGGAGCAAGAACAAACCAGAACCTGAGCCTGTCAGCGACCAGTTTCTTGATGCGTACAATAACGCCAAGGCTTCCCTCAACGTCAACGGCACCCTTCCAAAATCGTTCTTCTCTATTAATGATCTGATTACAGAATTTCGAAGATCTGGAGAATGGGCTAAGCTCGCGCGAGATACCAAGCGGGGGTACGAAGAAGTATTCGCGCTTATCTCTGATGAATTTGGTGATGATGATATCAAGATTTTCGAGGCTACAGACTTTTTTGGTGACGTATTGGAATGGCAATATCAATGGTCCGATCGTCCTCGAAAAGCCGACCGACTTGTTCAGGGTCTTACCCGCCTTGCTAATTTTGCCAAATACATGAAGAAGATCGACAATCACGTATTGTCTGGTATCAAAAGACTGCATAGAGCTGATCGCTCTGACATTATCTGGACAACAGAAGAAATTGAAAGGTTTTGTGCAGATGCGAGCCCGCAGCTAAGGTGGGGATTGTTACTGGCCAAATATACCGGTCTTCGTCGGCACGATCTGGTGTCTATAAAAACCGACGCAGACAAAGGTTACAAGTTTGATTGGCACTCACACAAGAGCAAACGTCGTAATTCAAATGGAAGTATTGCGAAACAGAAAAGATTAGCCATTCCTATACATTCAGAAATACGAAAGATCCTTGAAGAAATAGCCCATTATAAAGGTTCGAGAAGCATTCCTGTTTCGACTCTTACGATACTTTGTAATGAAAATGGAAGAGCGTGGACCAAGGATGGGTTTTCTACCAGTTTTAATCGCCATCGCGATAAGCATGGGATTGATAAACATCTGCATGATCTCAGGGGTAATGCATGTACGGAGTTTAAATTGGCTGGCTTTTCCAATGATGAAATTGCACGTATCCTCGGATGGGAAAGGGAGCGTGTTGAAAAGTTGATTGAATTGTATGTTTCGGATAAAGAAATTGCAAAAAGCCAGAAGGAACGTTATGAACGCGCAACAGAAAGAGAACAGATTCTGTAA